TGCTTGCCGAGTTCTTCCTTCTGTCCGAGGGAGATTTCGCGGTTCGTGCGCGCGGTACGCCCACGGAGCCACGCCTCGATGTCGTCGTTCTTGATGCCCTTCGCCTTCGCCATAGCGACGACCTTGTCCTCGTCCATGTCGGAGAGGGAGTTCGCCTTGATTTGGTCTCGGCGGGCTCGGAGCTGGTCGTTCTGCGCCTGAAGGTTCGCGATTTTCTTCTTCAGTTCCTCGGCGCGGGTGCGGTTCTGCGCCATCTTCTCGGCGGTCGCCATCTGTATGTCGGCCATCGTGAGCGCGTTCGCGGACTGGTTCACCATGGCGGGGGAGGCGAACGGAATCGCGACCTTTTCTTCCGTCTTTTCGGTGATGTAGTCGGAAAGAGCCATTATTTCACCCCCATTTCGTCGAGTTCCTTCTGCAAGGCCGCAATCTGCGCCTCGTTTTCCTTTATCTGGTCGTCAATTTCCGCGATTTCCTCGGAGTCGTCGAACTGCGCGAAGAAATCCCGCGTCTTTTGGGCGTCGTATGCGCCCTTCGCGGCGCCGAGGATGGCCCCGAGGCCTTCGCCCATGCGGCGCTGGTTCTCGGCGCGCTGCCTGATTCCGTCCATAACCTCGATGCGGTAGGCCGTAAGCGGTGTAAAGTTCAATGCCATGGTCGTCACCCCTTCCTATTTCGAGAATGCGCTGTAAATGTTCGCGACGTCGCCGCCGAGGCCGAGAATCTGCTGCGCGGTGGTCGGCTGGCTAGCCTGGTCCATCATGAGCTGCGCGATTGCCCCGGCGTAGCTCGAGTCGGTAGCCATCTGCGCCAGGAGTAGCTGCACCTGGTCCTCGGTCAAGCCCTGCATGTTGCCGACGAGGGAGCCCGCGAGGTTGCCGGAGCCTTCCACCTGGAACTTTTTCAGGTCGGCGGCGGTCTGCTTGGCTGCCTGCTCGGCGCTCACGGTGTCGCGTGCCTTGCCGTATTCCTGCCCGGTGGCTTCCATCATGCGGTCGAACGCGTCGCCGTAGAGCTCGGATGCCTTCGCGGAGGCTTCGGCCTGCAATGCGCGAGCAGCGGCCCCGCCAGTCATGCCGCCCTGGCCGCTCATGGCCTGCTTCGCGGCTTCTACGCTCTGGTCGATGACATATTCGGCGTTGGGGTCGAGATACTTGGACACGTCGCGGTCGAATTCGAAGCCCTTGATGGGCGAGGTGTCGGCGGCGTATGCGCTCGGGTTGAGCTGGTAGAGGAGCGCCTTGTAGTTGTCCATGGCGTCCGCGCCAATCATGTCGGAAATCTCGCCGCGCGTGTCGGCTATCTGCTTGTTTGCCACGGCGTAACCGGCGCGGGCCTTTGCCTGCTGGTCCGCGAGCGTTTTCTGCGCGTTGGCGTAGGCTGCATCGACCTCGTCCTGGTTCGTGAACGGGTCCGTGATGTAGCCCGCGATGTCCGCGCCGAGGCCGGAGCCGGAGCCCGTCGTGAGCTCGTCCACGAATTCGGAAGTGATGCCTCCGGGGGAGTGTTCCCAAGCCCAACCGGCAGCATCACCGACCCAATCCGTGAAATCGTCCCATCCGAAGCGCTGCACGTCGGTTGTGGGCAGCTTCGCCGGCTGTCCGTTCGCGCGGTATTTTTCCAAAGCGTTTGCCATTACTGGTTCTCCTTTGTCAAGAGTTCGGCCTCGGCATACGCGATGGCCGTTTCGTTAATTTCCATTTCAGTCCGTCCCGCCTCGACGATCAACGCGCGCGAGGGGTAGGCGCTCACAATCTCGCCCGATTCCTGCTCGTAGAACTTGACCGCGAAATTGAAGCGCGAGTCCGGGAACTTCAGCACGGGAACGACGGAAAAGTCGATGAACCCGTCCGTGAACATCCGCACGTTCTGCCCATTCTTTACGGCGATGAACGGCAGATACGTTTTAGTGTCTACCACTCCGTCGCCGAGGTCGGCAAATCTCAAAACCTGCGAATCCATTTTTACACCCTATTCCCGCAAGGTAGATAGCTCAAATATGCCGTTGCAATTTCAAATGTCACCGGGTCCGTCATGCGAACTCGGAAGGCGAAACGCGCGCCCCTTCCGAGGCCGTTCCAGCGGACACGCCACGAATACTGCCCCACCTTCCCGGCGTAAGCCCACAATTCGTTGCTCCATGTCCTCCCGCCATCGTTGCTTACCTGGAGCATGACTCGCGGGTTGTAGCCCTGCTTCGACGGGTCCGTCTGCATGGTCGCCCCTGCGTTCATCACGAGCTCCAAGGATGTCACGACGATGTCGTTCACGCCGTCGTACTTGATGCCCGTGGTGCGTTCCTTCACGATGTAGTAGTTCAGGTCGTTCGAGGTCTCCTCGAGCCAGTGGTCGGTGGAGCTGTTCGGAACAAATTCCGCGAGGCGGTACTTGCCGCCGCGTGTTTTCGTGACGAAAGTCGGGCGCCCTTCTATGTGGTGTGCGTCCACCGCGCACCATGCGAACTTGTCGCCGTTCTCGTCGAACGAGGCGCGGTCAGTCCATACGTCCTCGCCCACGTCGTAGGCCATCGTCTCCTCGAATTCATCGTAGTATTCCACGGCGGTGAAGATGAAGAACTGGTGGCCCTTGTAGGTGTACGTGAAGGAGCGGATGTCCTTGAAGCCGTGCGTGATTGCGGCATATTTCGCGAGCCTCTGGTCCACGGCGTTCGTGCTCACCTTGCGGATGTTGCAGTTCTCGTCCACAGCGAACACGCCGAGCATACCCTGCGGCCCCTTTCCGACAAAGAAACACTCGTTTCCAACCACCGCCACGGCGTCGGCAAACGCGACACCCGCGAGGGAGGACTTCGCCACGATGGCGAACGGCGCGCTCGTGGAATTCTGCCAGCGGAGCACCTGGAGCGAGTTGTTCCCGAATACGAAAAGCGAAGTGTCCGTCGCCCTCAATGCGACCACCTTGTCCGCCTTCAGGTCCATCTTCATCGAGTTGAGTGCGGACGTGTAGACCGTCTGCGTGGTGAGCGTGGACGGGTTATACGTGCCTGCGCTCGGGGCGTAGAACACGTTGTCAGAGAAGGTGACGACCGTCCCGTCCGTCTTGGTGTACGCGTACTGCGTGAGGCTCTGCTCGAAGGGGTGCATGTCCGCAGTGCTGCGCGGGCGGTTGATTTCGCTCCAATAGATGTAGTCGCTGTCCTCGTCGTTGACGATTAGGCGGAAATTTAGCTGCGCGAGCTGGGTCGGCTTGACCTTGCCCGCATGGTCGAAAGCGTCCGGCAAGACAATAGGAACGCATACCGGGGCGGGTGAGGTGGTGCTTGTCGGGTCGGCGGAGTACATGGACCCGCCGAGCGTGAAAACCACCACGCCGTTCGAGAGTTCCTCGACGATGGCGCGTTCTCCAGAGCCGGACGAGAGCGAGCCCACCTGGGCCTTCGTCCCGCCGTAGATGTTCCACACCTTGCAATCGTTCGAGGCGCCCGTGCGGGTAACGACTAGGAAGGATTCCTTGATGGCAGGGGAGCTCCACGGGTTAGAATTGACTACGCCCATACCGAGGTACTTCTCGTTGCTCTCGAATGTCGGCCCCTTGTTGAAGCCTTCCACCGATTTCAGGACTTTTGTCGTGTAGGAGTCCGTCGCGGTGACTGTCTCCGGGTACATGTTGAGGGATTCCTCCATGCCGAGGAATTCCGAGTCCGCCAATTTCGACGAGCCGCCGCAAAAACTGTTTATTTGGATCGTGCGCGCGGCCATTAGAGCCTCCCGACCCCGTTGTAGAACTTGTCGTCCATGTTGGGGTAGCGCTTCGGAACGTCGAGCGCCTTCGTCTCGATACCCTTCACGAATTCGAGCAGGCGGTCCACCTCGTCCTTCTTGTCGCGCTTGAGCGTGTCGTTAATCGCGAGGTTGGACACCCAGCGATACTGCACGTCGGCGGTGAGAAGGTTTATAAATTCAGGCGGTAGGGTGAGCACGTCGTTGTCGTTGAACGGCTCCATGTCGTATGTCACCACGGCCTCGATGTCGTAGCCGCTGGTGCGGTCGAGGGTGATTCGGCCCTTGAGGTCGTTCCCCTCGAAGTATTTCTCGTAGCAGAACTTGTACGGGATTGTCCCCACGCCCTCGTATGCAGGGAGCGTCTCGGGGCGCACCGGGTCGAGGGAGTACCATTCCACGCCCACCTTGTAGTAGACGTTGTTCACGGTGAGGGGGATCTTGTCCTCGAACATGAACACCTTCCCCTGGCCGAGCGGGACGCGGGACTTCGTGAAGTGCAGGAAGCCCTGCACGTTGTATTCGCGAACGCACTTGTTAATCAAGCGGCGGCACTTCGCCGTGTCGCTGTCGGTGGCCGGATTGCCGCCTACGAGCTGGCCGATTTCGTCGAGGATGTCCTGGATAAGTTCACGTACGAGCATTTCAAAACCTTTTAAAAAAAGCTAGAGTCCGCATGGGTTTCGAGGTGGTGAAATCCGTGGGGCTCTAGCTTGAGGTTGTCGTCAAAACAACAAGGAGGATAAAAGACCTCCCGCCCGGTAGGCTAGGGAACCGGGCAGGAGTTAGGAGGAAGTATTAGTTGAGCTGGATGTAGCCGAGGGCCACGCGGCGGCTGTCAACGGCGCCCGGAAGGAAAGCGCAGTCGAAGCGGTAGCTTCCGTTGCGGTTCTGGTCGCCATGCACAACGCAGGAGAGCTCGAGCTTGCCGCTCGGGGACTTGGCGCTGAATTCTTCAAGGCCGGAGTCGTCGAGCTTGACGGAGTCGAGGTTCACGTTGTACTTCTGCCATGCCCACACGAGGGCGTACTTCTTGTTGGCGGTGAGCTTCCAAGTCACGACGGCAGAAGCAGCCGGGAGGGCGGACACGTTGCGGTGTGCGCCGGTGGCGTTCATTTCCGTAACCTTGAGCGAGATGGTGCCGGAGCCGCCCGTGGCGTCTTCCTGGACCACGAAGGCCTTGTCCTCGTCCATGACATGACCGAGCACGTCGCACTTCGAGACGTTGGCGACGGTAAACACCGTGCCTGCCTTGATTGTCGTGGCGGTCGTGATGTTGGCGGAGGCGAGCACGATGGTGTCGGAGCCTTCGCTCGGCTTGGCGCTCACGGTGGTGGAGGCAGGCAGCGCGCCGATAGAGATGACAGGCATCGGGGTGCTCTTCCACATGACGTTGGCGTATTCGCCAATCTTGGCCTTGCGGTAGAGTTCGCCTGCGATGGCGTTTTCGTTGAACAGCTTCAAGCCGCCGGCGGTAATCTTGCTCTTGATCTTGCCGCTCATGTAGCCGACGAGTTCACCGGCGCAGCGGGAGTCGGCAAGGGAGCCGGATATTTCGGAAAGCAAATCGTAGCCGTTGAAGGTGTTGCTCGTGCCGTCGGCGACGAATACGGAGTCGGAGTACAGACCACCTGCGTCGATGACGTAGTCCTGTACACCAGCGCCGATTTCGGGAGAACGCGGGTCTGCGACTTCCTTTTCGAAGGAGTCGATGTCGACTACGCGTTCCAGCGAGCTCAAGGCGCAAGCGTTGGTGGCAACGCATACGGTGAATTCACGCTGGAATTCCTTGACGGAAAGGTCTTCGATGTCGCCGCCGGCGCCGATGGTCGGGATGCCTCCCTTCTTCACGAAGGTGTGGCCCGGGTCGGGGATTGCGACCTTGATCTTGCCGCCTTCACGGCCACGGAGGCCCTTGTTGGTGGTTCGGCAATCTTCAAGGATAGGGCAGGATTCTTCGATTTCGGCCGCGAAGATTTCGAGGCCGGGTACGGTGATAATGGAGTTAGCCATTGTAAAACCTCATTTAGTTAGCGTGGATAGCGCTCGGGGCGATTCTTGCGGAGCCAATCCTTCGCGGAGAACGTCTGCGGCGCCTGTGTCTTTCCCACGCTCCCTGTCGAGGGGATGCCGCTCGTGGAGGGCTGCTTCTCGGCGGGTTGCGCGGGCGTTGTCTGCTTGGCCGCGGCGGCTGCTTTAGCCTCCTTGGCCTTGTTCATGAGGGTTACTTCGAA